TGATCGGGTACTTTTGTCCCCCGTCATAAACAGATAACATTTTGTCACCTCACATGTAGGTTGGGTAGTAGCTGATTGTTATAGGGATGTACTGCGACATCGTGATAATCATGTCCGGATTGATTGGATCAAAACGTGGAAAATCAATCAGATTCGATTCTGCGAATTTATTGGCTCCGTTCTGTGTGACCGCCTTTTCGATCCCGTTAATAACGATCTTTGCGCCATTGGGTATGCTGGTCAGCGTAATGCCGTTGACTGTAAAGCTGGACAAGGCTGTCGGGGCCGTAAATTCGATCTTATACCCCGCCGGCGCCGTGCCGGGATAATGCAGCGGATAATTGTTTCTGGGTATCTCAACCACTTCAAGCGCTCCGTGCGCCACGGCCTGAAACGATAGCCCCACCTCCAAAAGTCCGATGGACAACCAGCTAAAAGACGGGCTGCCGTTCATTGCAGTTCGATAATAAAGACCGTCAGGCCCGTATAGCTCGACGGTCTTATTTAGTGCCAGAACCAGCCGTGAGGCGGTTTGCATCGCTTCGTGGTATGTGGGCTGCCTGATTGTCACTTTCAAAGTCAGCGGCTTCGGGGCAACCTCAGAGCGCAATAGACGCGGAAGAGCATAATTTTTCCCCTCTAAAACCGTATTGGTTAAAGAGGGGAAGCCAGGGACAAAATCAAGCAGTTTTGCTCCGTAGTATTCAAGAGGTATTCCGTCAATATAGAGCATTATTTCTTGCCCCCTTTCCACCCCAATTCTTTAGCAAAAGCGGGGCCTGCTGCCACAGCAAGTTCACGGTCATTCATAATGAGGTGGTTTTCAATAAAGAAGCTTGGCGTTTCTGCGCTGTCCTGCGTCTGCGCCGCGCTCCCCGCATAAGCAAGTTGGTATGTCGATTGAGCGTTAAACGTCGCCCCAATCCGTGCCTGCTCTGCGCTGATCGTAGCGCGGGCCTGATCCATCATGGCAGATATTTGGGATTTTACATCTTGCAAAGTGGCCGGCATAGCTTTGTCCATGCCTACAGTGATGCCCGGCGGAAGAAAACGCCCGACTTCGTCGGCCATAAGACGGGATGGAGAATGAATACCAAGAAAATCTTTAATTTTGCCCATTAAATCCCCAAAAAAGCCTTTCACCTTACCCCATAGCCAATCAGCAGTTCCTTTTATTCCTTCCCACACCCCTTTTATTAGGTTAGCTCCCATGTCCTTTACGGCCCCTAGCCCTGCCGATAACCCGCTAAGTATCGCTTTAATAATAAGAGGCATATTTTTAACCAGTTGTATCACGATTTGTGGAATAGCCTTAACGATCATCAAAAACAATTGTACGGCGGCTTTCAAGATTGTTGGGAGATTATTAATCAGAGCGTTTACAACCGTTGAAATTATTTTTGGTAGATTGGTAGATAACGCCGTTATTATCGTCGGGATAGCATCAATGATTGCCATCAAAAAGTTTATAGCAGCTTGTAACAAGTCTGGTATCGCGTCCGCTAACCCGTTTATAAGCGTGTTAATGATTTCTGGCAAAGCTTCAACAAGCAGGATGATAATTTCCGGGATTGCGTCCACTATGGCCATCAAAAGCGTGATTGATCCATCCAGTAGCAAGGGGACTGAGTCTGTAAGAAAATTCAGAATTGTTGTAACAATATCTGGGAGGGCGCTTAAAAGTTGCTGTATCACTTCCGGAACTGCTAGCACCAGACCCATTAAAAGGGTTATACCTGCATCAAGCACATCAGGGGCGCTTTCTAATATAGTGCTGATAAGTTGAGTGGTGATAGTCGTTGCAGTGGAAAGAAGATAAGGCAACTCTTCACCAATACCACTGATTAGTCTTGCGACCAGCTCTATGCCAACAGATGCTACCTGCGGTAGCATATTTAATATGCCAACCGTTAGTGAAATGACGATGTCAAGGGCTGCTCTGGACAGTTGCGGCAGTCCTGCCGAAATGCCGGTCAGCAAACTTTGAATAAAAGAAATCCCTATTTCTACAAATTTTGGAAGCAACTCTGCGGTTAATTGCGGCAATCCATTTGCAATCTGTGGGGCTAGCGCCGCAACTAATTTAGTGATACCGCCAAGGGCAGTTTCTACGCGCGGCATAATGTTTCCCGCGAAAACTCCGACGCTATCAACCAGATTATCTAGTAACGTATCAAAATCTTGAGTGTCGTCTGCAAGGCCTACAAGCAGATTTTCCCAAGCTGCTTTCATTGCAGAAGCACTGCCCTGAATTGTGGTGCTGGCTTCTTTTGCTGTTGTGCCAGTGATACCAAGTTCGCCCTGAATTACATGGATAGCTTGGTAGACGTCGTTCAAATTATTGATGTTGTATTTTATGCCGGTGAGTTTGGTAGCATCAGCGAGTAAGCGCTGCATCTCGGTTTTTGTGCCGCCATACCCAAGCTTGAGGTTATCCAGCATGGTATAGTTCTGCTTTGCAAAACCTTGGTACGCATCTGTTATACGCCCCATGTCTGTGCCCATTTTATTGGCATTGTCAGACATGTCCGTAATTGCCATGTCAGCGACTTTTGCCGCCGCTTCCGTATCTCCGCCCAAACTCTGCAAAAGGCTTGCGGAAAAACTTGTTACGTTTTCCATATAGGTGTTAGCAGACATGCCCGCAGTTTTAAAGGCGTTGTCTGCGTACTTTTCGACCAAAGAAGCACTGTTTTTAAATAGTGTTTCAACGCCGCCAACAAGTTGTTCATAGTCCGCATATGCAGAAACGGCTTGTTTGCCTAAAGCAACCACGCCAGCACCGACCGCAGCGGTAATTGTAGCTAATCCTTTCGCGGCCATGCTCCCCAAGCTTTTTAATCCTGCCTGAAAACCTCTGCCGTCAATGGACGAATCAATTTTAATAGTGCCATCATAGGCCAACGAATCCACCTCCCGGCGGTCATCGGCTCATAATGGCACTACTTGACCTGTTTTCCGTTTTTTATGACTATCTCAAACTCTTGCTTGCAGTTTTTTCCCTTACAGCGTACGAAAACTCCTGTACAATCAGCGCTCTGACTGTACCGCTCTGGCATTTCATATCCACAAACGGGGCATTTGATTTTTATTTTTTCAATCTTTTTCTCCTCCTGTTGATTGTTGAAAATTAGTGTTAAATGTGGTAATATATGGGAAAGGAGGGCGGATTTTATGACATGCCCAAAATGTAAAAGTGAAAACGTTTCGGCGCAAGCAGTAACGGATGTAAAAACAAAGCACCGAGGCTGCTTAGGCTGGTTCCTGTGGATTTTATTAGCAGTTTGTACTTTGGGACTTATACTGATAATTCCTTTAATAACAAACAGTAAAACAAAATCAAAAACCCACACAGAAGCTGTATGTCAGGATTGCGGATACCGTTGGAAGGTTTAATCTTATAAATGTTCTGATACATCCCCACCCTGCATCAACAGTTCTGCTATCTCGTCACATTTCTCTTTCTCTGCTTTTGGCATAGGCAGCGCATATTGTTTCTGCATCTTCTGGTAAAACTTTTTTTCTTCGCCTTTGAGCTTTGAGAGGTCAGCACCGCGATACTCCATGATTTTGCAAATCAGGTTATCAGGTTTCAGGCCCGCGAACAGCGCCCTGAACTTCCACCAATGCAGAAATTCAATCTCGTTCAGATCAATTCCATAATCAGAATAAAAAGCAGCGAAAATGTATTCAGAATCAAACTCGAATGAGTAGATGCGCTTTTGTTGGCCGCCGCTGGAAGATTTCTTTTCTTCCTGATCCGCCGCATAAAACCATAGAATCTTTTGGAGCGCCGCCTGTATATCCTGCGGTATCTCTGGAAAAAACAGGTTGAGCGCCAGCGCCCACCGTGTGTCATCGTTTAGCGCGGAATCAAACATAAGCTGTTCAAATCGGATGCAGTTACGAAAATCAGCATCAATTACATAATCAAGCCCCCCAATCTCAACAGAGAGGGGGGCAATTTCTGTTATGAGGTTCATTTTTTCGCGCGTCGGGCTTCACGATTCGGCATGTACTTCTGCGTCAGGGCGGTAAAGCCATCCTTTTGAGACTCTACGATTTGCTGGGTCAACTGGGCAAACGCGTCAAGCGCCTTGCCCATATCGCAGGTATCACCAAACACCTTTTTGTCAGTGCCGGGGCCAAAGACGGTGTTAAAGCACTCGCGAACCTCATTGCACACAGCCCTGATTCCCTGCGATAGCTTCAAAGATTTGTCCAGTCTTATTTCCTCGCTACGGCTTTTTACGTGTTCCAAGGCTTTTTCAGCGCGTTCCACGGCATCGGCATCAAAACTGTTAAATTCCAACGCCACGCCATTGATCTTGATTGTAGCCATATTATGTCCTCCTGTTATGCTGCCGCTTCTACGGTGGCGATGCCGGCCTTTTTGGCCTTGTTATCCGCATCGACTTCCGCGATAACGATCTGCTGCCCGTCGGTTGCGGTAATATCAGCTGTGCCATTCCAGGTCATCCACCCGGTAGTCAGTACCGCATTCAACGTCGGGAGCGTCACAGTCGACGCGGTCTGGTACTTATAGCTGTTTCCTACCGCCAGGGCAGGTGCTACAACAATGTGAGTCGTGCCGGTGGTGGAACCTTCCGCACTCGCTACAGCCAGTACGCCGATATCACCGGGCGCGGCTTCATCTGCCGGGGTAAAGGTCTTGGTTGTGGTGTTAAATTCGCCAATGATAACATCGCCTTGGGCGTTCATATTGCCCTCGATTGTGGCAATCTCGCCGCCGGCACCTCCGAGCGTGTCAATAGCAAATTCAACGGTGAACTTTCTTGCGTAAAACGTGTTCTGCTTTCCCTCGATAGGCCGCCACAAGCTTACTTTGTAGTACGCCGCCTGTACTCCAAGCATTTGCTCTTCTGCGATTTTGGTAATAAAATCAGTGACAGCGTTATCCACATACCGATCACCGGTAATAGGGAACTGCGTCTGATATCCTGTTGTAATGGTAGAGGTTGATTTGTTGGCGGTATAATGTTTATCTACCGTCTGCGCGTTGGGGGATTCATCGATGGTTTCAAAGACATTCATCAGCCGAATATCGGGTGTATCCGTCGTTCCCACATCGATATAATCACCAATCAGGTATCTAAAAATAGGGGTTTCAGGCATGTTTTATCCCTCCTGTAAATATTGTAATCTGCATTGTATTTGGTATTTGCCTACATCAGGGCCGGTTGTGAACAAATACCCGGTAGACTGTGCCTCAATCTTGATCGGGGTCTTGCCTTCCGGAAGTTCTGGAAAGTTGCCGCCTCTGCTCTGATGCTCCAGCCATTCCGCAAACTGCTCATAAAATCCACTATTTGCGATCTGCTGTAAGGCTTCGGAGCCGTAATTGTTGACAGACCGAAACACAAAAAGATACTGACGGATACTTGACCCATCAGTATACATTTTCACAATTTCGGTTGCCGGTGTGGTGTCGATGGAATATTCAATACCTTTCTCCGGGAGATAATCTACATTTAGTTTTTTATCCCCAGTCAACGGGCAGGAAAGGAAATAATCCCACAAGGATTTAATAATTGTGGTTGCCATGTTAAGCGCCTCCCTGTAAAAAGTTTGGCATTAAATCCTGATGTAGCTTTTTCTTGATTTCTTCAAGATCAATCGTCACGGTGGTGTTCTCCGCGATTTTCACATCGCGGTAATCATGTTTCACCATAACGGGAGCTACAGCGCTTTGCATCACAGGAGCAGCAATATCAGGTATCAGGCGTTCATTTTCCATAGCACCTACAAAGCACCATTTGCCGCCTTTTACACAGGGGTTATATTCCGGGCACTCTTTGCAATCCTTTGAAAACTGCGGGTACCTCTTTTTGATGCATGTGTATGTCATTTTGTTCTGCCTCCTGCAATCTTTTTTGTGCCGCGCATCCATTCATCTTTATGGTCGGCTTTCGAGCGCTCAAACCACCGCGCGCCGCGCTGCCCTGTTGGGTCATAAGAGCGCGTCTCCGCGGTGTTATAATACTGTGCTGCGGCATAGGGAGCGTTGTAAATAACCTCTCCAGTGCCTATCACGGTGCCAAGTTGCCCGGAACGTTCAAGCGTACCTGTGACATGCGGAACATAAGGCGCGGTTGTGCGAAGAACTTCGGAATCAAGAAACTTCTGCGCTCGGGAAAACTGGCCCTCCCACTTTTCTTTTGCCCCCGGATTCCATTTGAATTCTGATCTCGCCATTATGCCCCCTCTGCTTTCCAGTGCTGCATGATAGGCGATCCACGCCGGTTATCGCGCCAACCCGTTACCACAAAGCTTTCGGACTTTTCCGTAATCTCTTTAGCTTGAGTGATTTCAGGACCTTCGCCGCGGTAAACCAGATCGCCGTTTTGAAGCGTCCAGAAGCCCGCCAGAGCTGCATCATCTTTCAGGGCGTAATCTTCCGGCAGAATGAATTCCTTGCCCTGTGGCGCGGAAGAAACGGGGATACGCACGGTGTAAGCGTCGGCGGTTAGCAGACCGCTATCACCGACCGTAACTTTCTGACCGCCGTACCAGTTAACGCTGTGAATAACGGTTCGCACCCACTTTTCGTTTCGAGTACCTTTGTGGGCGAGATTGTAAATGGTGATATCAGCGTTGGCGATCATCAGTAACACCGCCGTTTCGGTAAATCCACCCCGGCGTACATCAGACCGGTACCGTGCAGATAAGGCAGAGCAGCATCTTCATAATCGGCATAGAGTTGTGCACGAATCAGACTGAGATCGTTGTACGATACGCTGTATCCATCGTTGTTTTCGGACTTTACAGCAGCATTCACAGATAGCGCGCCAGACTTTTCTGCTATTTGAATCCGCTCTGCTACAGCACATGTTGCCATCTTCGCCTCGTCGGGGATTATTTCCGCAGAGCGGAGGCGGTTAAAGGTTTGCCGGTCGATAAAAGCCGACGCCTTAACCGCCAAACCGGGGAAATCAGCCTCATTGACAGCGCTGCCGTGGAAGCTGTCCCGGTAATAAGCATAATCGACATACGCCGTCATAATAGCTGCCTCCTTTTATCCGTTGGTGATGATCTGCGCCATCGGGATTGCCTTGGGGTCAAACTTGATCGTCCAGTTTGCCGCGGCCGCAAGCTGAGCATCAGTGGGAGAACCGCTGAATCCGGAAGACGGCGGAGTAAAGCTGAATCCGTTCGGATGGAATGTCTTGCGGGTGCGGGTGTAAAGCGTGTCCTGACCGCCGTTGGTCTTGGGATCACGGAATACCTCAGAGGGAACGTCCACACGAGCAGGAGCCGTGCGGATCACGCCGCCGCCCAGCAGATAGGTAGTGTACTTGATAAGGTCCTTGTTGTCGCCGCTGCCGCCGACCGGGATCGCGGGTACACCATCGTCAACAATGACCGTGTAGCCATTCGCGGACGCGATCGCCAGCGGTCTCTGGATGCCGTTTGCGTCGGTCTGCTTCCAGAATTCCAACACCTGTAGGTTTTCCAGGGTCTTAGCAACGCTGGAGTGCATGATTGCAAGGCTGAACAGCGATTTGTTATCGCCCATAGCCTGCGTAGCCAGATCGTTGAGGTCGGTGATTCCGATTTTATACGGTGTAGCGGTAGTGGAGCCGAGATCCACAACGTGGTTATCGTGCCATTTCTTTGCGTTCCCGGATGTACCGGTTACGCTGAACACGCCGGCCAGAATCTGCAGCAGGCGGGTCTGATCCTGTTTCTGCCAATATCGAGCGATATTTCGGGTAATGTTGCCCATCGGGTCCGCACCGGTCAGCTCCGCAACAAAGTTACGGGCGGTAAATCCCTTCGCGCGGCCGAATACAACACCGGACTGCGAATCGCCGCCTGTTTCGGCAGTTTTGATATCCGTCTGGCCGTCGTAGTTGTCAGGGTCGCCGCTCAGCACGTTATAGAACGGGATCGTATAGAAATTACCGTCGTTCTGAATCATGGACGCAATTTGGGAGTCTTCCACCAGTGCGCCGCTGTTCAGCATAGCAGTTTTTACCGGGTCGGGAGCCTCGCCCCAAGTTTGATTGAAAAGTTCCTCGTCGAACGGGAATCCAAGAAAAGTACCAGGCATATGTTGTTACCTCCTATTTCTGTGTCAGCCCCTTATAGATTTCGGGCTGCTCTGTTTTGAGTTTCAGTTTTTCCATGTAGGACATTTTTGCAAAGGCTTCTTTCGTCACCTCCGGCAGAGGCGCGCCGGTGATCGGGTCCGTAAACTTCGGTGCGGGCTTATCACTGGCAAACGCACTGGGGTCGTCTGCTTTGGCCTGATTCAAGATTTCATCAAACCCGACCAGTTTGCCATTATCAAGCTTCAGCTGCTTTTCTTTCAGCGTAGCCAGAAAGGCTGATTTCGCGGCCTTGGAAGTGAATTTCACATCGGACAGGGCAGCGAGGGCGGCGTCGTTGTAGTCGCGCTCAGCAAGCTTTTTCTGATAATCAGCCTCGGCGGTTTCATACTTCTGTTTCCAGTCGTCTGCGGCCTGCTGAATTTGCTCAACATTTAGCCCCTTGAACTGCTCAATCTGCTGGTTGGCGGCTTCGAGCTGCGTTTTGTAGTTATCGCGATCGGTTTCGAGAGATTGAAACTTGTCTTTCCCTACATAAGCACCACCTGCCAAATTTCCCAGTTTGATTTCCGTATTGCCTTTCAGCTTTTCAGAAAGTTGCTCAAAAGTTAGCGCTTCATTTCCAAACACATCTTTTAAAAATTCCATTGTAATCCTTTCTTCGGCATAGATTTAATTTGTAAAGTCGCAGCTACTCTGCGTTGTGCCTATTCTGCATTTTAAGCCCAGCAGACAAGGGCAATTTGATATGAAAAAAACACCCTGCATTTCTGCGAGTGCTAGTCATTAAGGTTAAGCGGGAACATAATTGTCTGGGGCTCCAGCAGTCCATTTTTGAGCAGCATTGTCATATAAAATAAATAAATAACCATGTTGTGATGGAACTATTGCATATACATCAAAACAACAGTCTGTATTCTTCTGTCTAACCTTAAACAGCATCATTATTCACCCCTTTTAGTCGCCCACACCGCTTTCTGTGCCTGACTGCGCCCGAACCCAAGAACCTGCTCGCACTCATCCTGCCGGAGCATCCCGGTCTGGCCGAGAAAATCATCCAACTGCGATTTCTGGCGCTGCAGTTTTACCGCCGCGGCCTGAAATTGTTCATTCAGGGCGTTTCGGAGATGCTCACTGTCTGCGGCTTTGAATCCGGCATCGTACCCGGCCAGTTCCCGTTTTGTGGCCCTGATCTGGCGTTCTGCGGCCCGCTGCATCTGGGTGGCGTCGTAATATTTGATGGTTTCACCGTTGTACTGGACGGTTTGATTTTCGTATTCTTGAAGCTTTTCACGTGGATAAGCGGATGCGCTCAATCCCTCGAAAAAAGGGAAAAAGCTGTGTCTGCAGTTCCAGCCGCAGAGGCCCTCACCGGTCCCGTAATCGGTGGTTTCAATAAAGTCGGGATAATCCGGGTGCTTTCCGGACCGGCTAAATACCTGACCTTGCCACACCTGATGCTCTGGCCGTGCTCCCGGATGAGCTGTTGTCTCTACGAGATCGCAGCCCATATCATCGGCATAGCGTTCAGATATTTGCGCTGCTGTCTGGCTCACACCGGTCAGCGTTGCCCGCCGAATTGCCACGTCAAGCTTGTCACGATGACCGGTGGGATAAAGTACCTCGGCCCCCGATTCTGCCGCGGTGCGCACGGCGTTTCGGATAGCGGTCACATAATCAAAAGCGCCGCTTTCCACCTGCATTTCTGCAAGGGTAACGACGTTGATGTATGCCTGCTGCGTGGCTATGGCGGTAGTCATGGAGAGATTTCGCAGATGCCCGGCGGTTTTCTGCACACCTGCCTGCAAAATCTGCATAGCACCTAAGGACTGGCGCAGGGGCGGAGGAGAGAGGCCGGCCGCCTGATAAATACCCCGGTCAATTTCTACGGCCTGAACCCCAGCATCCTCAAACAGCGCCCGTACGTGTTGATCGCTGGCCTCGCTCAGCTGTGCCACTCGGCGGATAATATCATCGAGCAACACGCCGGATTCCTGCAGGCGCTGAATCTGCCAACCGGCGGTAGCAGAAACGCCGCCGGTCTTTACCAGGCGGCGCACAATATCGCGGGTGATGGTTTCATCCAGCTTGCTGTATAGCCCCAGCAGGTCATCAGCAGCGTGATCAAAGTAATCGGGTGGCAGCATCAGGCATCACGCTCCCGGAAATTAAATGGATTATCGAGGCTTGCGCTTTGCTGTGCCTCCGCAACGAGCGCCTTGGCTTCATCCTCGGTGTACCCCTCGTAATCAACGAGGTACTTCCACTTGGGGATTACGTTTGCAATCACCATCTGCCATGCCCTGGCGCGATCCTCTGTCACGTTGACAGACAGATCCCGCATGGAATAGTTTTCTTCATAGACTCCTGACGGAGCCAGGTTGTACAGTGTGGCATAAGCGTCCAGTGCATATGTGAGGCCGCTCAGCGCAGTTTTCAGCGCCTTCTGGATATCCGTCGCCGTGGAAACGGTGCGCTGCTGGTCAGCTTCCACCTGGGTGGCGGTCACCATGCCAGTCTTTTCATCGAACGAGAAATAGCCATTGCTGAACCCGCACTGATTACCGGCAATGTTGAGGAACGTCTGCATGCTCTGGCGATACTCCGCAATGCGGATAGACGGATTGAATTCGTGATAGGTATTTTTTTCGTCTACACCATATTCCAAGCCCTGAATCAGATCAGGAACAGGGTTGTTCGTCACATTGCCTTTATTGTCGCGCCTCAGAATCTTATCCGATACAAACACTTTACGGTCGGCCGTCTTTATTTCCTTGCGCAGGCCGCGGGCGGTAAAGTCGATGTCCTGAATCGTGTCGATCGCTTTTGCAAAGATAGAGCAGCCAAGAGGAGAAGAGCTGTCAACCTGATTTGCCCAGGGCATTTTCAGATAGCTGAATAATGATCGTTCCAGATTGTCGATACTCACTTCCGGCTGAATGTTTGCCCATTCCCGGACAGCGGCCAAAGACACCGGGCGGCCGATAGTGTTTGGACTGTCACTGACAAAAGCTTTGTTGCTGATCTTGTAAGTGTCACCCTCGAAGCGCTGGTACTCAAAACGGTTATAATACTGGTCGGCGATCTGTTTTGACGAAATGAAGATGGCACCGGTAATATCGCCGTTGCTGTCCAGATCAACCGGAATAAACTCGCCCTGTTTAATAAAATCCACACCAGCACCATTCGGCTTCAGCATCATGCCGCCCAGGGCGCAGGCGTATTCCAGCTGCGTGCGGATTTTGTCCTGCAGCTTGGACATGCGCTGCTGTAGGTAATCAGCCCGGGGGGAACCGGTAATCTCAAAGGAGAGTTCGATCGTAGCTAACCGGGCGGCTTCGCTGGATACAATGGCGGCAAACTGCGCGGATCGCATTTCCGGGTCATCAGTCAGCCAACAGGCGCGGCCTTCGTATATGTCTTTCCAGCTCTCTACGGCACCCATCATCACAGAAGAGGCGGCCGGCTGAACGCCAAATATTTCATATACTTCCAGTGGAGAAAACACGCTGCGAAACACCCCCTTAATCCAGTTTAAAAAGCCCACGGTATCACCGCCAATTCTCCCATCGTAATTCGTTCCTCAGAATCGTGCTGGTGAAGTACCGCACGTCATCCATAGCATGGTCAAACTCCTTGATCACAGTATCCTCCGGCTTATCCGGGTCCCAAGAGTACGCCTCGAACTCCCGGATACAATCCTCGCAGCACTCGCAAATCTGAATCTTGCCAGCCTGCAGCAGAGAGGACACAGCCGCAATGCCGGGAATCACATCGTTCTTCGCCTTGTCAACCGGAAACCGGCCGTGTCGGTATACTGTCTCGATGAAACTGCTGGCAGACGGGTCAACAACTACGCGCTCAATGTAGCGGTCACCGGCCAACTTCTCAACTTCTGCGTAGTGCTCCTCGTCGGTGCGCTGTTGCTTGGTCTTACGGCCATCATGGTAATACTCAGCTATGCGAGTTGCAACACCATCGCGCAGGCACCACAGGCCCGCCGAAAAAGGATTGAGAATACCGTAGTCGATACTGATCCAGTATCGGCCAGTGCCGCAGAATTCGGAAACGGTATTTTTGTTGCGGTCAAACATGGGGTAGACGAGGCCCTCAGCTTGTACCCACTCGCCCAAAACATAGCGGCGGTAAAATACACCGGTATACATGCTCTCATATCGAGCAAGAGTTTCCTTGCTGAGAGAGGGGTTATCCGACATGAGAAAATGTAGGTGCATTGCATCTTTGCTGTCCAGCTGTTTAATCCATTCCTCGTAGAACCAGTGTTGCGGGTTAGCTGGATTGCAGTTAAACCAGAACTTTGCACCCTCTACCGAACAACGGGCAAGAGCCTGTTCTACAAAGGAACGGGGCATCAGAGCAACTTCGTCCAGTAGAACGCCTGCCAGCGTTACACCTTGGATCAACTGATAGGAGCTTTCATCTTTGCCGCCAAATACATAGAAGGTGTTGGTTCTGCCTCCACGGCTTACGGTCAGAATGTGATTGGCGAAGCGAATGGTAAAATGATCTTTGAGGTATTTGATTGCAAGGAGCGGCTTTATTACATTTCGTTCCGCCGAAATGACGGTCTTGCCGCATATGCCGAAATTTTGACCACTGAAATTTGCCATTGCCCACAAAAGATAAGAGAGAGACATAACGGCGGTTTTGCCAGACCGGACAGCTCCGTCACATATCAAAGCAGTTTTTCCAGTGTAGGGAAAATTCAGTATTTGTCTTTGCTTCTCAGAAAATCCCATTACTTAAAATCCTCCTTGATTGCTGCTGTGATTGGATCGTCCTCCGTTTCCCCGGGATCAGGATTAGCCGCTGCCGCAATTTGCACGTCTTTCAAATCTTTCAGAGCTGCTGTAAGCTGTTTAAGCCCGGCCCGGTCGATATCGCCCACAATAAAAACCTTCTCTTCGTTTTCTTCTATGGTCTCCTTGGTGGGCTTTCCGGGGGCTGCTGGGTCCTTATACTCAATTACACGGGTTTTGGTCTTATTTGCTACCAGGTGATTATTAAGCTGTTCTGTCGCTTCTTCCAGTTTGGACAAAAGCGCGTCAGCTAGCGTGTTGATCTTTTTAATACGGTTAACTTCTTTGCGTACTACCACATCGGCTGCTTTTTGTGCTATCTTTGCGCTAACCTTGTGCTGTTGTGATTCTTTTTGTGCTATCCAATCTTCCCGTTTAGCCCTTGCCCTCAAAGTTGCAAAAGAGACGTTGTGTTTTTCAGCCAGCTTTCGGTAACTGATATTGGTATTGATATACTCGTTTTTTATCGTCAGCCAATCAGCCACCGACACCACCTCTCTCACTTTACTCATTTGGCGGCCGTCAGCGCTTTCTCGCTTCTCTCGCCGCCCCTGGGTCACTTCCTCGTAATTGCTGTGCATAAGAGCGAGCCAGCGCCCCCATCGCACTTTCACCCAACTTCCCGCTCTTCGATACAACATAAGACGCATCAGAGAGTTTTCCGGATTTAAGCAGCTTTGAGTAAGTATTTGCAACAAGTTTCCAAGCTTCTTTTTCTTTACCGTCGGGGTCCGCGGCTCTCCCATGTTTCACCACATTGCCATAGCTAGTATTTATTCGATTTATCGCGCCGTTAATAATTGATTCTGCGTATTTCTTTTCTTCGCTAGATCCGCTCGAAAAGACAGGAGCACGCATTTTGGGAATCCCTCCAGCGCCTCCGCCAGAAGCTCCGCGCCCGCCAAAACGCTGAATATCTATGTTTAACATTTTGCCTTCCTCCTCTCTTCAATTTTTTTTGTAATACGGCGATATGCGAATTGCATTCCAATCACATTCTTCCGGCACGGGTCCATAAAAAACAACCTGCGACGGATTTAACCTGCGTAGCATTTCGTAATACCCTTTCAAAAACAAGTCTTTTTCAGTTTTGCTTTTTTGTGTCCCCACGCTCGATATGGCAACAACGCTGTTTGTAGGTTCCCCGTCGAAGCACCAGTCAAACGAATTTTGATCGCTCCAGGTAATAGTTGGAATCACTTTAATTCCTGCAAGTTGCCAATATGCTCCCAGCCAGTGCTTTCGATAGTGATTATAAATTTGCATAACAACTGGCATATCGGTATATGTTGAAAAATCAGGAGAGCATACACAACAAAACTTTTTAAGTAAAGAAACGTAATTCTCAGGGCGGTTCCACAGCCGAACAAATTGATAGTCGTCAACAAAAAAGTGTATCCCCTTCGCCTCCGGGAACTTCTCAGTTTTGGAAAAATTGAAAGGAATAAACTCACAATGCCGAAAATCGGTTTTCTGAATTTCAGGTATGCTATATTTTCCAACTCCCAAAAATTGAAACTTGTCTAAGTTTTCAAAGTTCAGCACCGTTCCGCCTCCTGATCTCCTGCACAATCATCCTCCACTCTGCGCCCCTATCGTTTGTACCCGAAAGCTCCCGCAGCCGTGCAAGCAGCACAGGCGTATCCTTTTGGCAGTGCGGCATACAGCACGATGGCACACCCGTCTTTATGTGATTGCTATTAACGCATCGGTCACACAGCATGATGCTACCTCACTACGCAAACGGCGCACAGCACTACAAACAGGATAACCGCCCATGCGGCAAAGCGCGCTCGCTTGTGCCAACTGTGCCGATGCTCGTTTTGTATCCGTCTTGCTCGCGTCTGCTTGTTTGCCATGTTGTCAACTCCTTTTATGTACAAGAAAAGCGCCCACCCTAAGGTAAGCGCTTGAATTTGTTTGCCCCGGCGTGGTCCGCATCATTGAGAGGCGCGCCGGAGACTGTTTTGTACCAACCTCGGCTCATGCGCCGTTGCAAACTCTCTTGAGGATGCGGCTGGTATGTGTGCCGGTCTTTCCCGGCTGCCAGTAATTCCACGCAAGTGATTTGCGTTGTGGTGCGATAATCAGGTAGTGAGCCTAATTCACTCTGCGCTGTTTCACTAGTACCAACGCTTCATTTCGCCATCGTGGCTATCGCATATGTGACGGCGGCCATATCGCATTTGTACGATAACCCGGCCACCGCCTAAACTATTTAGCAGGCGATCAACCCTGCTTGCCGACTTAACGGCAAATATGTGCGCCGTCGTCATCACCAGCGGCGTTAAAAGGAGAATGGCCCGGTATTACCGCCCCGAGCAGGCGGAGAAAGGAGCGGCGACAAGCTCATGCACTCTTTGCCGCATATCTGCCCCGCAGTGTATTACCACGGGGCTATAATCAAGGAGGTTCCCAGCTGCTCCGGGAGATGAACCTAAAACGCAAGATGTTGTATAGTGATACTCCTATAAGTAAATAGTACCACATCATAGAGTAACATTGGTAACATTTTCAAAGTTTTTCTAAAAATCTTTTGTACTGCATTTTTAGACTTCCGACGGTGTATTTCGGCCCCATCTTTGCCGCTATCTCCGGCCACTCTAACCCATCGATGCACTTATAACGCAGGATCATTCTCATGGTAGCGCTTTCAACGGTTGCAAGGATTTCCTCCGCTTTATTTCGCCAGAACAGCGCCCGTTTGTATTGCTTTTCGATCTGGGCTTCCAGTTGTTGAATCCGTTTCTTTACTGATGGCTGTTGCGCTATCCCTCCAATCTGCACAGAGCGCACCCCATATGGAGGATAATCCGGGCAACCGCTCACGGCATCAGTGACGTATTCCAGCCCCTTATCCCGCAGCCCTGCAAGCTCTTTTTCCAGCGTCCTGCACTCAGCTAAGACCGCCGTGTACTGCTCCAGTATGTCCTTGTTGGTCATGCACATCCTCCGATCTTTTTAGCCTTTTCCCTCAACTTCCGTCGACGCGAACAAAGTGAATTAAGATCACGCCCCATTTTTATAGATAGAGCTTTTAAACCCTGTGCGGCCATGATTTGCGCATCCTCTTCCGGGGTGAACCATCTACCCTTGTTCTTGACTCGAGGATCGTCAAAATCAGCGCTGCGGTCAATGAAAAAAGATTCCTCGTATTCTCCGATCAAAAATTTAAATTTCAGATTGTAGAAGATTCCGTCAGGGTGAATGTACGACACTGTTCCGGTACGCGCTACTCCGTCATAGCAAATAGCGCGCTGTTTATCGCCTATGTTCATGGCTTTTCCTCCAATCCTGCAATCAGCCGATCAAGGTACCATCTTGATTTTTTAAGATCCTCCACGCCGTTTTTGTGCTTCCACCGCCACACATATCGGATGATGTGTCCTGTGCATACTGCGTCCATGCCGGTGAGTCCGTCCACGGCGGATTCGATCGCATCTATGCACTCTACCTTCCCGGCGGTATAGTGGGATGGGTGATTGATTATATCAGGCATTATAAGCATCCTCCTTACTGATTTTCTCAAACTCAATTACCCATACAAACGGGTTCGTTGTCAACGAATTTTCGGGACATTTAAACTTGTTCGGATTTTTAGGCAACGTGGAATCCCATAGGCGTACAAAAGCATCTTTACAAGAAAAGAACGGTTCCCCGCCAAGCCCTATTCTAACGCCCTCTGCGATTGCCTGTTCTTCCGTAATATCCTGCAATCTCTCCACCCTCACACCAGTAACCCGCAGAAAGATTCTGGCGGCTTCGCGGGGCATGTGAATGGATGGAATCCAGCGCTTAACAAGTTTTTTTGCCTTTTCCGAATTTTCAAAATCAATATAATCTCCTTTATAAGCATATGAGTGTCCGTTAAAAGTGCTGTATGTGCCATATGTTTCCCTCACATAGAGGATGTCGCCTGGCTGGTATGGTGGATAAACATGCCTTACAATTTCTTGTGTTTCAATGTCTATCATTCTGCATTCGGCAGGTTCACCGTCAATCCCAGTGCTAACAAAATTGTGCTTGCATTTAGGCTTCACAACCCGCCTTGTCACCGTCTTTCTGCCGTCCAGCAGAGCTTTTACCATTTCTGTATTAAACAAGATCGGTTTCATTTCGCACTCCTTTCAAAGTCTTTGTACATCATGCTTGCCTGTATCCCCTTGTTGTTCTGGTACTTACCGCTGCGGTATGGGGTGTAATCGCCGTCCAGTGTATGGTAATAAATCTGGCATATCTCAACGCCGGGATAAATAATCAGCGGCTGCACGACGAATATTTCCAGCGTCCAATACCCAGCAAATCCCACGTCCCCGAATCCTGCCG